GTCGATTATTGGGTTTGTACCCGATCGTAGCCATCCCAAATGCTACGCAGGAGTGACTCCCACTTCTGAAGGACGGTCCACCTCTTAGGAACGCCCAGGGTTGGTAAATCGAGGTTACCCTCGAGCACCAAATCCAAGTTGCGTCCTAACTGAGACCACAACGGGACTAAAGAAGCCCCTAGGGTCTCAGAAACTAACTGAACCGATCTCTGGTCGAGAATCGGCAGGAACTCCAGATTCCTTGATACAGAACCTGGAAGATTCCTGGTGGCAAGTTCAGAGAAGTAACTCGAATTGAGTCTCCTCCGGGCTAGCCAGCTATAGTCAGTGAGGCGTTCTACAGGCAGATACTCCTTAAGAAGGAGGGTAAGGAAGGGACCAAGACGATCAGCCAAAGGCTTACCGCAAGGATTCCATCCTAAACCTCCGGCAAATTCGGGTACACTACCAATGGTAAGTACTACCTTTCTTTGCCTCTTAGAGAGTAAGACCACCCCTCTCATACCTAAAAGCCTGACGACATCCAAGAAGTTATCGTCAGATGGATTTCTCCATTTAAGCTGAGGTATAGATGCTTTGGGGGTTACGATACGAGATCGGAACTCCGCAACCTTATCAGAAATAAGGGTTTTAGCATCAGAGACGGGACAGCCTAAGCGACGCAAAGCGTCACGATACTGCGAGTAGAGGGATTGATCAAGTATCACCACATCATCGCCAAGAACAAAGAATTCCCCTTCCCAAGGCTTAGCTAATAAGCCCAGTAAGAGGAGTCCATGTGTCAAAGCGAAGGATGCGAAGGAAGGGTACAACCCCAAGGGTTGGCCCTTAGTCCATCTAAGGAATCCCTTCGGATTCCCAGGTGATACATCATCAACATACTCTTGCGGTAAATCATGGTGCCACCAACCTGTTGAGATATCTCGAAACAGATTGATCATCTTACCCTGAGTGGGGAAGATAGTACGGAGTAGTTCCAATTGAAGATTCAAAGGGAAATAATCCGTGGCGCCAGATAAATCCACAGAGTAAACCGTTCCACCAGCAGCCAAACGACGAGAAATCCATGGATCGGCTTTCGATTGCTCGAAGGTACAATCCCATGGAAGGGCCGACAGGATAGAGAATAGCGAGTCACCTAGAGGTTGAAGAACCTGTTGGAAGACTCGTCCAGGATTGGCCACAGCTCTTAGCTTATAGCCAGGTTCCTGGATAATCCCTATCTTGCCAAT